GTAGATGACATAATTAGACTCTGGTATAAAACACAACATGGTCATATTGAAAAATGTAGAAAAGCACAATCAGAATTTGATGATATAATGTGGGATTTATGTGAAAAATTAGATAAAAAAGATTCACTAACTCCAGAACAACAATGTTTTGGAGATGAAGCAATATAAGGAGAAAAAATGATAAAAGAATTTGCAGCTGGATTGGCAAATCGTCATCATTTTGGAGATGTACATAATATTGAAAAATGGGTAGGTATGGCACAAGATACTTTTATGTCCCTATGGGATTATGATGGTCATGTAGTTGACTATGTAAAAGAAAAAGGAACTCTTGCATCTTATGATGGAATGCTTTACATGCCTGATGAATTTCTCCTTGATGTTGATGGTGAAAATCCTGAAAAAGCTAGACAAAAAACAATAGGTTTAAGTATTTTATTAGATGATTTATGTATACCGTATCAAGCATATTTCTCTGGTACTGGATTCCATTTAGGAATACCTGGATCTGCATTTAGATGGAAGCCTTCACCTAATTTACATTTAAAAGTAAAAGATGAATTATTAAGTAAAGGAATTTATGAATATGCAGATATATCTGTATCTGATAAAACTAGACTTATAAGAGTAGTAAATACTTTAAATAGTAAATCTAGATTATGGAAAATACCATTATTACATGTAGAATTACATAAGCCTATAGCAGAAATACAAATGTTAGCTAAAAATCAAAGAAAGACTTTCACATGGCAAACATTAGAATGTGAACCTATATTTGATGTATTAAAACGTAAAACAATTGCAAGTGATAAATCATTTGAAACTGTAACTCTTGGTAGAAATCCTGATCCTGTTTGGTATCCGTGCATACAAACAATGTTGGCAGGTACTGGACAAGGATCTAGACATCAGATAGCTTTACGTATTGCAGGATTCTTTAGATGGAGATATCCTGAACATGTAGTTAGACTTGTAATGGAAGACTGGAGACAAAGAGTAGATATTGCTAAAAGTCCATTTGCTAAAGAAGAAATGGATAAAATAGTTACTGATTGTTATGAAGGACATAATGGTAATGGTTATAATTATGGATGTACTGATGTTCATATGGATAATCATTGTCAATCTACATGCAGACTATATAAAGCTAAGAAATCTCAAAACATGATGGATGCTAAAGCCATGGAAAAAGAACTTGTTGAATTTTTTACAAGAGATTTAGATCCTATAAATATAGGTAAATTATATGGTCAAGACTTTCCTATATATCCTGGCGAAGTTGTAATTTTACAAGCACCACCTAAGTCTATGAAAACCATGCTCTTACAGAGTTGGGTTCAGAGATTAAAACGTCCAACATATTTCATAGAAATGGAAATGTCTCCAAGACAAATGTGGATGAGATTTGTAATGATGGAAAAAGGTTGGAATGAAGAGGAATTAAAATCGCATTACACACAATATGCTAATGGAATTTCTCAGAATTTTGACTGGCTTACCATAGATTATAATAGTTGTTATGCTCATGAATTAAATAAACGAATCATGATGTTACCATATAAACCTGAAATAATTATTGTAGATCACATGGGTTTATTTAAATCTCAAAAACATGACAATAACATGAAAGTAGAAGAAGTATCCCAAGCTTTAATGGAAGTAGCAATTCAAAATAATGTAGTTGTATTTGCAGTATCTGAAATAACTAAACAAGCTTTTCATGAAGGTATGGATATAACTTCTGCTAAAGGATCATTCCGTATTGGTTATAATGCTAATAAAGTATTGTCTTTGACTCCATATAAAGATGATAATAATCTAATAAAATCTTTAAAAGTAGTATGTACTGCTAATAGAGAAAAAGAAACTTTAAATTTAGAATTATTAGTAAATGGAACTGATATAAAATGATACAAATCACAAAATGGATAGTACCTGATGAAGAAACATGGTATGAAGAAACTTACATAACTAATCTTGAATGGTTAATAATTGAAAAGAAACGAATTGCTGATTTTACTGGTAAGAAAGTAATCATTAAAACTAATTTAGAAGGTAATAAAGCAATATTTAGGGAGAGATTAAAATGAAAACATATGATGTAACACTTTCTTATCCTATAATAGTTAAAGCTGAAGATGAAGAACATGTCAAACAAATTATCATGGATAATGAACATTTGGGTAGCGTTCCTCAATTAAAGCTTGAGATAAAGGAAGTTGAAAATGGCTCTAAGTGATAGAATTACTGAAGATCAAGATTGGAGAGATGGAATAAATGCTTTCAGATTAAAAGTACTTGAAACACTTATTGAATTAAATGAAGAAATAGAAGAAATAAAAAAACAACTAAAGGAGAAAACCCCATGAATCCGTATTTACCAATTAGAAAGGTACCATTAGATTATAATGGTATATCATCATCTGCTTATTCAGTTCAAATGCAACATCCGGCTGGAAAAGATACTCCAAATACTGAATGGAAAGAAACAGGTGTAGTAGGTCATAGCTATATGTTATTACCTAATGAAGAAGTGAAAAAGGCTGCTAATCAAGTATCTGAAGAATGTAATTTAAACTTTACATTTGATAAAACATTCTTTAACGGCCGTAGTTATGCCTATTCAATGAAATCAGATCATGTGTGTGGGGAGGTAGCTCAAGGAGATGATGTAGCCTTAGGCATGCAATTTTGGAACAGTTATGATGGATCCAAAGCTTTTGGCTTTGCAATGATGCTTTATCGTTTAATATGTACAAATGGAATGATGAGTAAGAATTATTTCAATACATATAGATTTAAACATGATCCTTCTAGCTCAAATTGGCATGAAAATCTAGAACAAGTAGTCATTAATATTAATAATTTAAGTAATGGTTCTCAGAAATTAGATGATTTTATTACAAATCTAAGATCTCTTACTGATTTAAATGTTACTGCAGATGAGTTAGGAAATCTCAGACATAATTATCTTAAAGATATCCCAGTTCAATTATGGGGAAATATAATAGATAATTATACTCATCCAAAAAATCATGTTCCTCATAATGGATGGACATTGCTTAATACTGCTACTGATCTATTATGGCATAAGAAAAACCCCACAGTTGCTAGTTATAATCAAAATCAGATCATTGTCGATGGATTATGTAGAGCAGTTGCGTGAAATGTTTAGACGTGTTCTCCTTGAGAATACTGAACTTAAGAAAAAAGTTCATGTTCTTGAGGAGATATTACATTCTTATTTGCCAATATTAAAAAGGAGAAAAGATGATTAAATTTGACGGATCAGATTATGACCATAAACATGATTATATAAGATTATCAGGACAAATGCAAAGAGTATTTGATGCAATAAAAAATGGAAATTGGTATACTTTAGATGAAATTCATTCCATAACTAAAGATCCACATGCAAGTATATCTGCTCAATTAAGAAATTTGCGTAAAGAAAAGTTTGGATCCCATGTAATTGAAAAAAGACCTAAAGGTAATAGATCTAATGGATTATGGGAATACAGCATGGAAATATGAATAATTTAGATTATATAGAGGGAGCATCATTAAGATGGCAAGTGGAGATAACCCCTGATGACTGTAGTACTGCAGTGTACTGGTGAAAGATGAGATGGAAACATCATATCATAGGATTGAGGTGGATTAGGTAATACTAATCGTGTATATATAATCTAATGTATGGAATTAATGCAAAGTTACCAAAAAGATATTTTAGTTGTGAAATGTGCTCTGGGCCATCTAAACTACAGCATCCATATGTTTATGGTAATTTTGCTATTCCTCCAAAACATCTTTATGAAGAAATGCAAATATGTAAACCATGTGCTCTTCGTGAACATGGTAAAAAAAATAAAAATAAATTTGATAACATAATAGAAGAAAGGACTAAAAAATGGCTAAAACAAAAGAAAAAATAGCAAAAAAGAAAGAACCATTAGAAGTTAAAACTCCTTATCCTAAAAAAGAAGAAAAGAAAACATCTGATGTTGATTTCATAGGAGAAGAATTAGTTAAATTAAGTAATAGAATAAATGAACTTGAACTTTCTTTAAATGATATGGATATAAAATTAAAGCAAGTATCTGGGAGGATGG